TAGCACCATTAAAAAGAGTTAATGAACAAACAAAAAATTTAAGTAATAGTACAAATAAATTAAAAGATAGATTAAATAAATCAAACAGGTCTTTAAAAGACACTGGAAAGTCAGCGAAACAAGCTTCAACAGGAGTTAAAACACTTACAGGAGCTTTAGGCCCACTTTTAAAAGCATTAGCTGTTGCTGCCACAGCAAGATTTATTTTTGTCAAAACTGCTGAACTTGAGACTCAAAGAAAAAGTTTAGAGGTTTTAACTGGATCTTTAGAAAAAACAAATGAAATAATTTCTGAACTACA